TGCACTCTACCTGCTTTGCTTAGATAAGGAATAGTGATAGAAATATTTGTTAGTGCTGTAGGAGTAATTACCATGTTTCTATTTTCGCTAGTGCGATAATATGTGCGGAAACTGCCCTTTGGTAAATTACCAAAAACACCATCACTAAAAATTATATTAATACGATCATCTACACGAGTTAATACACTGTAAATATCACGGATTTTCTTATTAAGACTATTATAGATAACATTGTTACCTTCTATAGCATCAACTTTAGTCCAAAACTCTGACTCGTTATTATTAGCATCTAACTTGTAAAGCCAAACATCAGTATTGTTAATGTTAGTTGCATCAATTGCTACTGTTTGATTAGGTACAGGTTGTGTAACACTAAACTGCCCATTTTCTAGTGTACCTTGGCGAAAGTGTGCAAAAAATCCTGTGTTTGAACTGCCAGGTCCTTGAGAATCATCTCTGTAAAGGAAAGCAAAGTTGTTACCCGGAACTGGTGGTTCTTCAGAAATATCACCATCTACTACATCAGTTGAAACAATTTCGAAAGGCGTTGAACGACCTTCAACAGGCTTATCAAATCCATAAACAGGAACATCTGTGTTCACACCGTTAACACGATACTGTTCAGTTGCAATACCTGCTACAGTATCTTTTTTGTTTGGGCGGCCAAACACTCCATTTACAGGTAGTGCAGTGTTTAGTACTTTAATAAACTGCTCATACCAATTTGAGTTTGTGCTGTCATTCCAAAGAATGCTTTGTCCTTGCAAGTTACGACCGTTTGAATCAATAAGTTCCTCAGTAGTGCTAACACTTGTAAATTTTAGTAGACCGTTTGCTGCTTGGTTTCTACGAGGATTATAAGACAGCAAACGTGCAAGACGCAGTACACTTTCACGGCGTTCTGCAAGTTCAAGGAAGTTTTCGCGAGCATTTAGATCAATACGGAAAGCAAGGTTTTGACCTAGGAAAGCGATTAGGTCGATTAGTGCTAAGTATTCGCTAGACTCGATATAGTCATTAAAATCTTCAGGATAATTAGTCCTTAGATAATTGATCATTGTTCGACGTAAATTGTCGAAATCATAAGATTGAAAATCTGCGTTGCGGAAGGTCTGGTATACTCGTTTCCAGTCCTCTGCAACTAATAATCTATTCTGTCTATCCGTTGCTGACATGTGCTTTCCTCGTTATAATGTATTTATTAAAATTATAATGTGCGTATATAACTTAGGAAAGCAAACCGTTGTCTTGATCAAACTGCAAACGCATAGTTTCGGCAATGCTATATTCTAGATATATTAATACACACTCTATCTGTATTCCACTTTCATATTCGTCCACAATTACCTGATCAACCTGTACTCTTGGGTCGTAGTTTATAATGTCCTCAACGTTTTCTACAATAGCACTTTTAAGGTTTTCTGTTAAAGGATCAAACAATACGTCCCAGATAATTGTGCCAAATTCTGGATTTTCTAACTTTTCGCCTTGACGTATATGGAAATGATTAATAATATCTTGTTTGATTACAGCAAGGTCGTACAGTTTAAACCCGTCGCTTTCAGGATTAACTGTGCTAATTGAACGGTATGTAGTACTTGCAGAGGCTCTTTGTTTGCTCTGCGGAGTATCAACGTTTATACGTTTATATAAATTTTTCTCTAAAGTGCTCATACCGTATTTACCTTAAACTGTGCCCTGCTCTCTTGCAGAATTTAGTGCTGCAACAAGCTCAGTAGTTGAAATTAGAGACTTGTTTAAACCATCGCCTGCATAATAGCTTTCGCCGGCATTGACAATTCTTCGCTGACCTTGTGTTCTAGCAATCACTGGCATACTTGCCCATTCTTGTGCAATACTCTTGGCCATTGCTTCAAGTGATTTAGTTCCGTTGATAAAGTTGTTTAGACCTCTTCTACGCAAAGATTCTCTAGCTAATTTGTCTTGGTTTGCAGGATTGAATATATCAGTACGTGATAGTACACCATCATTGACTAAACCGTTTAGAGTCTGCCTGATATACTGGTAGCGTCCTGCTGCTGAACTTGCAGACCCGGCGCTGATGCTATCTGACTGCCATTGTAGAACTTCTTCTACTGTCATTGTTGTAATTGGCTTATAAGGAGCAATTCTCGATCCGCTATAAACAGTGTTATAACCTGAACTTTCTGCATTACCAATGACATCTAACAAGTTACCATAAGCGCCAACTGCCGAATAGTTTGCTGGAGGGAATCCTGCATTTGGATTTCCAGTTGTTGTTACTGGTCTAGTACCGTTTTGTGAAGTTACATTTGCGCCGCCACTTGTAGCTGTGCCGCCTGCACCTGTAAAGACTCCCGAATTAAGACCTTTTCTAAACGTATCTGGAGAATTTAATAGTGTTCCATTTTGTATAGGATTAGTATTTTGTATATCAGTTTGTTCTGTTTTAACTGCTAAAGGATCTAAGTTTTCGTGTCCTGGCCAAGGTTCGTGACTTGGCATACGTTTTACAATAGTAGGAGCATCACTAGGTGCTTGTGTTCCAGGTAATATCTTAGGAACGCTATGTGTGTACAATGGCTGTACTTCAGTAGCATCTTCTGCATCTGTTGCTGCTGTTGCAGTACCAGATGATCCACTATTTAAGTTAATATCTGAGCTGCCGTCTACTTCAACATTGCCGCCGCCTGCATTTATATGCACAGGGCCACCGCTTGAGTGCAAGTAAGTTGCAGTTGCTCCATCAATATTAAAATCATTATCAGAACTTGCATACATTCCTGCTACTGCTTTAATGTGTCCTTCTGCATCTGCTAGAATATAAAAGTTTGCATTTGTATGATGATGTATATCGCCTTCTACTAGAGTTTTTTGATAACCTGTAACTTTTGTTTCCTGATATCCTTTTACATCAGTTTTCATATTACGTTCAACTAGAATATTAGTATCATATTTGCTTTCTATTTGAACATTACCGCTTGTCCCACCTGCGTCTTGGAAGTTTTCAAATCTAGAACTTGCTCTTATATTAACATTCCTACCGCCTTCAATATTGACATCTCTGTCGGCAGTTAAATTAATATCAGCATCACTGTGAATACTAATACTATCAGATCCATAAATGTCAATCTTTCCATCACTAGTAAGTTCTACCCATGCAGTACCTCGAGAATTTCCTATATAGATAAAATCTTCTGAATTGTGCATTACAATTTGATGCCCTGTGCGAGTTCTAAAACGCATTAATTCATTATGCAATATTGTTCTATCGCCGCCGGTTTCACCTTGTTCAGCATTAGCGTAATCTGGAGGACCTTCACTAGGGTGTGTTTTTCTTAAAAGAGTATTGTCGCCGTCGTCCATTACAAACGAGCTACCGCCAAGTCTGTTTACAAATATGCTTTGACTTCCTTGGCCGCTGGCCAACCCTCTAGGAGCTCCATCTCTTTTATCTAATGGGCCGGGCGTACTAATTCCAAACACGCTGCTAGGAACTTCACGTCTAGCACTTGTAGTAGTTGTACCTCTATTTTCATCTCTTATTAAGCCTTGTACTTCTAGTACTTGTGTAAAATCCTTATTATAAGGTTTATTAAATTTTGTAGGATCGCGGCCTTCACCTCGTTCAACAAGTTTATTGTATTCACCTACTGGAAGTTTAAGTCCTTGTACATTATCTGGAGTTCCTTCTGTTACATTAAATGTACTTGCACGACCATCTGGAACCATAAAGTTCATATGCCTGTCTTGTACACAACCAATCCAATACCCTTGAGATATGTCACCTTCTGCAAATATTACAAGAACACGAGCTCCCGGATCAGGCGGAACAAACCACATACCATAACTTTTTTGTGTTGCTGCATAACCGTCATTTGGACTAGAATGATTTTGGTTAGTAACTCCGTAGAAAGGACTTAGATACTTAACAGTAATACTTGTACCTAATCTATTTGGTATAGAACCTGCTGTAGTGTTTCTAAGAATATCAACTTTGAGACTTCCCATATAATGAGGATCTAAGTTGCTAACTACAACGGCTTCGTACGGTCCTGGGCCAATTGCATTCTGTTTTTCTAATTTTTCCCTATTTGTTCTTCTACTTTCGCCTGACATTAAATGTATCCTCTGCTTACTGCATATGCTCTTTCGCCAGCAGTTAGTTGCGACGATGCTCCGCCGCCGCCTAACGAGTCATTAAAACTTCTCAAATCTTCGACATTATCTGCATCTGCTTGTGTATAAGGATCTCCAAAGTCATTATAAAAAGTTTGGGTTGTTCCAGTAGTTCCAGATCCAGAAGTAGGTGTTGAAGTTGCAGTATAATTCGGTGTATAGAATCTTGCAAGTGCTTTAATTTTATCTCCACTGTTAAACTTATATAAGTTATCTTCAGGATTTGTTGGCAAATATGGACGTAAAATATCGCCGTAGCCGCCGCCGGCTGTTTGATTACTATTAGTATATGGTGTGCCCGGCTGTGTAACTGGCTGTGTACCTGACACAGTTGGTCTTGCCTCTTGTGTTTGTTGTGCAAGTGTTTTTGGAGTGCCGTCTGGATTATGTGTTTGACCGTATCTTGCATCCCAACGTGCATGTTCCATAGGAGGTAAGCTAGATCTAGGTTCAACTGGTTGTAATACTGTAGGAGTGCCTGTTGTAGATCCTGTTGCTGCTAAACGTGCTGCTTGTTCATCTGTAGTTGGAGCAGAGCTAGTGTTTGTGTTAGTCTGTGCTTGAGGAGGAGTTACAGGGTTTCTTGCTTGTCTTAATATTGCATCATCGTATGCTGCTTCTTCTGCTTCTTGATCAGGTGCTTTTGGTATTAGACCATTTCTTGGCCAGTCTAGTGTACCAAGTTCTGCGCTTGCTGCTGAGAAGTGCATTGCATCAATTGAGCTATTCCATGCTCCGCCCCATCCCAGTCCGTGTTTTTCAGCAAGTGCTTTCATTTCACTGCCTGCGCCGCCTTCTGGCATATCAGTAGGTTCATTGTTTGGATAAGGTGCAGGTCTTGGTCTAACCATAGCATTTTCAGCAGCGTTAATATCAATAGCAAGTCCACTAGCGTGATAGCTAGGTCTTCCGCTTCCTCTGGCATTTCTATCTGCATAACCGCCTAGTGTTCTTATTTCATATCCATAAAAATCTTCTAATTCGTCAATAAGCGCCTGGAACTGCGGAGCAACAATTTTAGCAACTTGAGTAGTTTTACCACTTTTAGTTCTAATAGTTACAAGTTCTCCGTTTTCGCCAATTGGTCTTTGTATTGCAGCTGAAGCTCCTGGAGTAGTTCTTTCTGATGGATCTCTACCAATTCTTTCTGCTAACGGTCTTTCATTAGGATTTAGTGAAGCAGAATCTGGTCTTTCAGTAACAATTGCAGTAGTACTAATACCTTCAGTACTTTGATTTTTTCGTCTAACTAATTTAAGTCGTTGTGTAAATTTATTTCCACTGATAGTTGAAGTAATTTTGAGTATTTTATAAAGACCACTAAAACTGTCTACTGGAATAGTATCACCTGGAAATTCCATTAAGCCTGTGCCGGTGCTGTAATCAATGGGCGTTCTAAAGTTAATAATAATATCAACTTCACTTCTTTGATAATCAATAGATCCATCTGCTGTTATATTAACACTAGGACCCTGACCTGCTGTATAGTTTCCAACACCACTATCTGGAATATAATATGGGTCTCCCCATATTTCTATTTCAGCAGTTATTAAATCTACATCACTATTTAAAAGTGTATTATGAAAATTTCTAGCAAGATTTACCGCAGCACTAGCATTAAAGTTATTACTAGTAAATCCTACGTCTGTTACAGCTTGAGTTTGGCCTGAAGGAACATTTCCTGGAGTATTATCAACTGTTTGTACAGACTCGGGATTACTAGCAACAGAAGAATCTTGATTCCTAGTAATTTGCGATCCGCCTAGCTGGTTCATATCTGACCTAATTGCTTCAAAAAACGCAGCATTAAATTTAATATCAAATCCCAGTACATCAGTATTTTTTCCACTATAGATATAATTGTAACTTTTAACAACTTGTCTTGCAAGCTCAACATTGCCTACAGGGGTTTTGTTTGGCGCACTGAATTGAGAAACATTTACATCGTGTCGCACAACATCATAAACATATACTTTTGCAGTTTTACCTGTAACATTTTCAAAGTCAGGATTATCAACAATATAAACTTTTGGTTCAATGTGGAACCAAGGAATGTTTCCTTCGTTGTTTACGTTGTTCATAGCATAGCTGCCGTATGTACTAACAAGAATCATTTCTTCAATAACCTTTGTTATAGGTGTACCTTGTTGAAATTTGAATGTTCTATTTGTTCCACTGATTGTTAGTTCTATGCCGTCTCGTACATACACTTCATTGTCTTTGTCGTATGTGT